AGCTATAGTAACTGCTGCTCCACCTCCTGTGGTTGCATTAGCGTTATCAAGCTGTGCTAGAACCAAATTAGTTTCGTTCTCTGCAAATCTTTTTCCTGCTGTTCGAATATTTGGACTCTTTACATCAAATTGAGAATCCTCAATCATTTCTCTAGTGATTCGAATAGCTACTCCATACTTAACTGGAGTAAAACTAACATTCTCAAATTCAATATTATCTAGTATTACTTCTGCACCTTCTCCAACTTGTCGAACATCCATAGTATTTGGAGTCTCTAAGTTTTTGTACATAGTACTTCCTTTAAACTCAGATGGGCCAATTACAAATGCTGCCATTTCTCTTGGAATTAGATGTTTTTCTGCCTCTTCTATTATAGTAGGTAAAATCAACTGTGGAATTAGTTCCTGTCCTGGTGTTCCGTCAGCTCTTGTTATATACTCGTTTATCTTAGTTAATGCCATTATACATTTAGATAAATGAGAGCGTAGTATCCAACTGTTCCAGATGTACAAGTACTCATAGCTCGTCCGATTGGTGTGTATTCTAGTGTTCCTACTGTTACAGAACCTAAGCTTTTTAGATTCTCTACCATACCAGATTCGTTATGTCCAACTGTTGCTCCGCCTGAAACGATTTCTCCTGCTCGAATAAGATAAGCTCCTCTTGTTGCTACTGTGATTAAATCTCCATTACTTCCGTTGTTTAAAGCGATACCATTACAAAGACAAGAATCAATAGCTCCAATAAGGTCTATATCTCCGTCCTGGAAGTCTACAATCCCTGAACCTACTTCTCCTGTTGCTCCTGAAATAACTACAAGCTGTCCGCCTGAAAGTATTTCTTTTGCAACTCCAGTAAATGTTCTTGGATTACCTCCGTCCATTACAACAGTTGCCCCCAATGGGTTAGTTAAAACGTCTGTGGTTGCCATTAGTTGTATGTGTATGACTTTCTTTGAATTCCAATAGAATTATATCCTTGGTTAAAAACATAATCTCCTTTTTCTTCGACTTTTTCTGATTCTTCTTCCTCTTCCTCTTCTTCCCCTTCTTCTTTTGGTTCTGGCTTTGGTTCTGGTTTTACTTCTTCTGGCTTTACCTCGTCAGCATCAGCTTCCATAAGTGCTAATTGTTTTTTCTTAGCTTTAATTCTTAATTTAGCAATTTTCTCGTCTACCTTTTTTTCCTCGTCACCAACTTCTGGCTCCTTAACCTCTTCTGGCTCTTCTTTAGTTTCTGGAACTTCCTCAGTCTTAGTCTCTTCTTCTTCTGTCATATTATCCCCCCTTTCAGTACTTTTGTCATCTTTAGATGAATATGATTTGTAGGCTTCATTAAAGGCTCTGGTAAATGTTGCTCTACCGTCAGCCGGAACTGCTACTACACTTAGTTCTTTGAATTGAATATTATGAGGGATTATTTCTCCGTCTATTTCTTCTATATCTTTTGGGTCTACGTGAGCTCCTACAGAAACAGTACTAAGTAATCCGTCGTTAATTAATTGTCTTATTTTTTGGTCTTTGATTGTCGCTTTAAATGGAATGTTTCTAAGAGACTCGTCCCAATGTGCTGAATTAACCTTTCCTACTATTGAATCTACTAAATTAGAATGGTCTTTAAGTAGAGGTACTCCAATTAAAGTATTAGCAGCTTTACTTAATTCGTCTGCTATGAATTTATGTCCGTTTGAAGTAGTCGTTTCATTTATAGCTATCCCGTTTATAGTAAACTCTCCATCTATCTCTGCGCTAGACTCGATTGGTACAAAGTACTCAAAAAATAATCCTTCTTTCATGATTAAACTACCTATTTATTATTTATAAGAATTGATATTTTTTATATATATTCAAGTATTTAGTCTATTCTAAGGATTATCGTAGTATCTTCGTTTGCTGGGCCTGAAACCCTTATGTTAATAGACTCATTTAGCTTAAATTTATTAAATTGGTCATATACCATTAAATTAGAAATAGCACCTTGAATTAAAGCTCTAGGAGCGTAATAATTAACTCCTTTAGTTTGACCGTTGTGAAAGATTAAATAACCTAGACTACTTGTTATAGTAACAGAAACATACTCGTTTGAATCTATTATAATGGAATTCAATTCTCCTGTTAATACGTCAGTATCAATTTCGTCGTTTCTTATTTTTATTATGTATTCTTTATTACTTATGTTATTTATTACTCCCATTATACTTTTACCCTTCTTGTTATTTGAACTCTTTTTGTTGTTTGTTTATTCTCGCCAGTTATTCCTATATCTGGTTGTTTTGCTCCTTGTATCGCTGCATCTGTTCCTTGTAAAGCGTTACTTCTTCCTAGGTTTATTTGTTGATTTCTTGTTGGACTTATAATAGGCATTACTTGCGTACTAACTGCACTACCTCCTATTATGTCATATTCAAGGTCACCTAAATAAAACTCATCAAGGTCTCCCATTTGTTGATAAGCTCTTCTTTGGCCTGTTACTGGGTCTATGAAAATTCCCATTATCCGACTGATAACCTCTGGTTTTTACAATGCCCACAAGTCGTTTCCCAAAGATATGGACTTATTTTTTTAGTTATTGTATCAATAGCATTAATCATTGGTTCTCCACAAACTGGACAATTAGGTATTTTCATTATCCTTCTAAAAACAATTTTTGCTTTAATTTAATTTGTGACTGAACATATTCATGTAAACATTGTCCACATATCCACATTCCATCCATTAAAGTAAGAGCAGGGTTCTTTTTACACTTAATGCAAATTGGTCTATTGTTGTTTGTTATTTGTTCCATTTTTCTTTTCTTCATCCCATTCGTTTATTACTTCTATTATTCTTTTTACTATATTTTCTCTTACTTCGTTTTTGGAATTCATAATGATAAAAACCTCCCAAATTTATCTCTTTGTCGAGTTAAAGCGTATTGTCTAAACTTCTCTTTATTTTGTTCGTTGCTTATTGTTGTATGTAAACTATTATGTTCTCTGCCGTTCATTAATTTTAAATTTTCCATTTTGTTATCTAATTTATTAAAATTTATATGATGTAATACAAATCCCTTTTGAACTGGAGGATGGGTTTTTTCCCATATAAAATGATGATATTTTTTTGTTCCTTTCGTTGGAATATATATCATTTTATATCCTCTCTTACTGATATGAATTTTTGGATTTGTTTTAAATCTTTGTATTGCTTTTTTAGTTCTTGCCTCTCTTGCTTTTTTAGTTATTTCGAATTTATTTATTTTATTAGTTTTGTATCTAAATTGCATTTGGCAACCATTATTACAATAGCATCCCCTCTTTGCCCTGCTTGGGATTCTTTCTATTTCCTCTCCACAATTTAAACATCTTACTTTCATACATATTATCTACACCTACACACTTAATAAACCTTTCCATTAATCGACCAATCCTACAATACTGCATCTGCACATATTGTGAGCTGGAGGCATATTAACTCCAGACATTCCATCTTTAGTTAAAAATACTTGACCATTTAATCCTTCACAAATAGGACAAGTTCTTTCGTCCAAAGCAGTAAGCCACCTAAAAGAACTTACGTCATTTTCTTTATACATATCTTTTAATCCTAAATTAGCTAGTCTTACTGTTTCTGTTCTTGTTATATTAATTGGTCTTTTACTTGCTGATAGAGTAATCTTTTTACTTCCGTCTTCTTGGATTTGTACTCTGTCTTTAAGGGGTATTGAATTTTTAATTTCTCTTTCTATTTGAGAAATTGTTTTGTTTTTTCTGAATCCGTCTTTTAATACTATTCTTAATTTATTTATATCCTTCTTAGGTAATAATCCTTCTAATAAATCTCTTTCTGTTAAAGCAAGTAAGTCTTCAAATTTTTCTGTTCTTAGATTTCTTAAGATTTTAACAAGATAGTCTGAATAATTAAAACCTGCTATTTCTTTTAAATTTACGTATTCTCTTAATTTCATATTAGATTTATCTGATTCTGTAAATCTTGGTCTTGGTTTTTTGCATTTTTCTATTGATTGATTTGCTGTTTTTTTAGCTCCTGGAACTTCAGGTTGTTTTATATTCTCCTCTGCCTTTCGAGCTTGGTCTTCTTGCTTTTTCATCTCAGCCTCTTCTTCGTCAGCTTTTTTACGAGCTTCTTCTGGTGTTGGTAGTTTGTCTACTACGTCCAATTCCATTACATCTGCGTATTCTATTTCAAGAGCAGCTCTTAATTCAGGTGATATATCAAATAAACCTAGTGCATCTTTTATTGTAGTTAATCTAGCTATTTTTTCGTCTTCGCCTGGTAGTTCCCAAATGAATTCTATTTGTTCGTCTAACTTAGGATTTTGACTTCTTAAAAAAGGCCTAAACACTTGGTTCTCTAATACTCCACCTACGTTTAATCTAACCGAATCAATAAATCTTAAGAATCCTTTGTCGTTTACTTTAGCTAGTCCTTCTGGGTTGTTTGAAATACCAACTATACTCATAGGAAGTTTCATACCTAGTGCTAATTGTTCTAAATCATGTTCTGCTGCTTTAGTTAGATTATCTCCTACTCCTGGTATTGATAAATTTGTTATATCAACATTTGCATCTGTTACCCATTCTGTTGAATTTCTTGTGTATTGTAAATTAGATTTAAAATCATTCATATCTCCTTTTCTTACTTTTTGTCCTGGAACTCCTAGTTTAACATGATAAGGAGCTCCTGCTTTTTTACTTATTAATTTTACTCTATCTAGTTCAGAACTTGCGTAGTTTTCTATTGTTGCTCTATTACACCAAACAAGTCCTCTTCCGTATGGGTCGTTTGGTGTTTTGTTTATTGTAAGATGTGCTATTTGATTAGGCTTAAACGGAATAATCTTTTTACTGGTTATGTTAAACAATTTTAATTTTCCTTTGTATTGATTATATTCAAGTACTTTTCCTTTTTTGTTTCGTCTTACGTACATATTATTAGCATTCATTACTCTTAATTTTTCTATGTTTTTTAAGTCATCTAAGTCCAATTCCATGAAACCATTTCCTTTTCCTACTGCCTCTTTAACCCATGGTCTTATTCTAGCTTTTAGATTAGTTTCATTTACTAAATCGTCTAGTAGTGCTTGTGAATTTTCGTTATCTACTTTTACAGAGAAATCTCCTATGATAGCGTCGGTTATTTTATCTACGAATGCGTTTGCTATTCCTATGTTGTTTAGAATTTTATCAACATCAGTAAAATCAAAAGGATGTGCTGCTCCTAGTCCTTTAGGAAATAGAACTTTTTTATCTTCTACTTCTCCTTTAAATGTTTCAGCTAGAATCCTATTTCGATTGGCATACTCTTCGTTTGATATTGCAAGATAACAACCTACACCTTTCTGCTCTTCTGTCATGGATTATTTAGTTAGATTTGATTTAAATAAGTTAAGGTTTATTATATATATAACTTATACTATATATGGAACATAATAATCATGCAAATCAAAATAACACCTCATCATAAGAGCGTCAGAAAAATCAGAAGACCTACCAAGCGATTCATGTAATTTTTCTTTACTGATTATATTTAGCTTGCCTTCTTTTAGAACTTTGTCTGTTGTAGTAGGTGTTTGTACTTTTATGTGTTCTAGGTCTTCTATAATCCACCCCTTGATTTCCTCTGGAACATTGTAACATCCTATCTCTCCGTTGTGGACTATGTCAGCTAATTTAAAATAACATTGAGTTTTAAGATTTGAATAATTATGTATTTGTTTTGAGTATTCTGTTTCTACTGGACTTGAATTATTAACGAATCCTTTTGAACCTTCTATGAAATCAACAGCTCCTCCGCCTACTCCATCGTCGTCTATTATTATATTAGAATAAGGTACTCTATGAATTAGAGCCATCTTTTTAACTAAATCTACTACTTCTTTTACGCTTGATTTATTTAGATACTTAATTTCTTCTATACTCCATCCTCTCCAGGCTATTATAACAGTTTTATCTGCTCCGAATCTTGCTACGTCGCAACTAATATAATTTTGTGATTTGGATAAAATAACATATTCGTTAGTAAATATATCAAGTATTTTGTCGTACTCGAACAAAATAGAAGGGTCATCGTCATACTCCCAATTACCGAATAATAATCTTTCTTTGCTATTTTTGTCTAACTTTAGTAAATTCTCTTTGTAATACTTACTCATAAAAGGATTATCTCCTACTAAAGCCGGAATAAACTTTCTGTAATCTGGTAACTCCTTGTTCCTCCAAGGTCTCCAATAATCTTTATACGCCCAATTTTTTGCTGGGTTTGATGCCATTAGTAATTTAGGTATTAATTTATATTCGTCTAGTTTATACCTTAATCGACTCATTACAATCATTTTGGCTTTATTTGTTACTTCAGACACTTCATCCATGAAAGCTCCTGTGTACTCTGTACTTCCTAATGAGTCAAACTCTGGGTCTGTTGGATAAAGAAATAAATCTTTTAAATAGACATCAGACCCATTAGTGAAATGAACTGCTCCTTCCATTGCGTTATATCTCCAGTCTTTGTCTTTCTTTAGACCCCAGCTCTTAAGTACCGCTAAAAACGTCAGAAACGTACTCTCCTTGAGACTTTTTAGCCTAGCCCTACCCATTAGCCATCTAGTTCCTGGATAAGCTAAACAAGAAAAAACTAACCAAATGCAACCAAGATAAGATTTACCTCCACCTGCACCTCCTCCGAAAAAGAGTTCAGTAGTTTTATCGTCTCTTAGAATCTCAAAGGCTTTCTTTTGCTTAGGACTTAATTGGAGGTTTATCTCCATCTGGCTTCTTCTCCTCTATAATAACTTTAATCTGCTCTCCTTTATGTTCAACCTCTGATTCGGTCTTTTCTACCCATCCTTTTGATTTTCCTAGGCTTTTTAATATTAACTCTGCTGCTTTAGCTCTTACTTTAGCTGCTGTTGCTGGTTCTTTTTCGTAATCAAAAAACTCTAATTGACTAAATATTTCATGCTCTGCTTTGTCTATATTGTCTAGTCTTTTTTTATCTAGTAATTTCTGCATTCTAGGATTTCTTTGTAAATATTGAGCCATCCCTCCATCTGTTACGTGAAGTCTTCGTGAGAGGTCTCTTTGAGTGCCTGTGCTACCTTCTAGTGCTTTTTTAAATAAATCTACTGTTATTTTTGCCATTTTCTTTTAGTTTTTATAGTGGGTTATTCCCCTCTGCGATTAGTGGTAATCTTCCATTTTTAATATAATAAAGGTGAGTATTTAATATTTGCGCCCACTTTTAAACTATTTTTGTATCCTTTTAGTAATTTAGTTAAAAGCTTGTCTCTTCCGTCACATTTTGGATTTAAACATTCCTTCTTTTTAAAGAAATCATTTGGATATTTTCTGCTCCACTCTAAGTGTTCAATTAAATAAAATATTTCTGCGTTTGTTAATTTAATTTGTTCCATTTGTTTACCGGTAATGAAGGTATGTTGGGCACACCTCTCTATCCCGCATTATTCCCCTTGATAGAGTTATCTTTTTAGCTTTGAATTATTAGTATCAGTTTCTTTTAGCTCTTGAGTGATTGTTTTATTTAAAACTGCTCTTGCTCTAATAGCTCTTGCGATTGAATCAGGCCCATCTTCCATTATTTTGTATGTTTGACCATATCCTTTGTATTTATATGTTTCAACTAAACTTTGAACACTTAATCCTGGGTTTTTGTTTGATAAATTAGTGTCTGGTTTTTCTTGAGTTTCTACTAAATCAAAGTTTTTTAAATCACTGTATTTACTCCAATCAGTTACTGGTAAAGTTAATTCTTCTGGGTGTTCTACATTTCCGTACTTTCTTAATTGTTCATCTACTTGAGATTTAATAAATTTATCAAAGTCTTCTCTTGCTGCGTGTCTTGCGAATGGTAGTCTAATTTTATTAGCTGATTGTTCTTGGTTTTTTAATTCTATTTCAAACTTTTCTTTTGCGTTTAATGTTCTTTTGTTTCTGTTTAAATTAACTCCAGGAACACCTGCTACTCTTAGATTTTTTAATTCCGCTTCAGTCATTGGTCTGTTTATATTTTCCATTTTTCCTCCTTTTCAATTCTTTAAGTATTTGAGTTAAACAATTATCCATACGGAACATATAACAATTTTGCCTCTTCTCCATAGCCAATTGCTCTTCCTTAATCTCCATCAGCCTTTTAAATATCATATCAACCCCTCGCCTGCTAGTTCGTCCATAATTTCAACAACCTCATCCGCATTCATCACAGAATCTTCATAATTATAATGTTGTTCAAGAACACCCTGTCTTTTCGCTATTCTCTCCTTCAACTCCTTAATGAATTGCTTTACGTCTTCTATTGAAATATAAAACCCTTCCTCAACTATCTTATCACTCAAACTCATTTTCCAATTCTCCAACGTTTATCCCACTCCTTCTTTGAAACTTCCTTATTGAATATCCAGTATTGCCTTGGATTTTTCTTCTCTAATTTTAAATTGATACACATAAATCCATTAACAAGATTTTTACAGGAATCACAGGAATCACAGAAATTACAGGAATCACAGAAATAACAGGAATTACAGAAATCACAGAAATCACAGAAATCACAGAAATCACAGGAAT